ATAGCCCCGATAGATCCGCCTGCTGTTGAGATAGGCGCAATGAAATCTCCTGCTGGAATGCCAGAGCCTAGTGATCCGCTTGTCGGTACTTTTGCCTTGCTAGCTGTATTGGCTTGAGCAAGTAAGTCCATCATCTCTTTGATCTTACGCAATGCCTCATCTAGATTTTTTTGGTCGATTAACTCGGCTGGCTTAAGACCTTCAAGGATTGATTTAATATCTTTTAGCTTTAAGTCTTGGTTAGTAAGAGCACCGAGAATCTTGAGGTCAGCGTTCAACTTCTCGGTTGCCTTAACGATGGCTGCCTCATCCTTAGCAGCAATAGCATCCTCAAGATTTGAAATAGATTGCTTTACATTTAGGCGAGCAGTGTCATTAGCGATCTGGAGTCTTTGTGTGTCAGTGGTGGACTTGGCTAGTTGCTCGGCTTGATTCTTAAGAGCTGCTGCATTCTGGATCTTGTCCATGTCAAAGACATCGTTGCCCTTATTCAGAGCCAGTTGCGCCTTATCAATAGCCAGTTTTAATCTAGCAGCCTTTAATGCTGCTATTTCCGTTGCTGTAAGTTTCTTTTTAGCCGCTAAAGTCTTAACGACATACTCAGCCTGTAATCTGGCTAAATCTGCTAAACCTTGTGCCTCTACACCGCTGCCAGCTGGAACCCGACCAGCCTCAGCAAGAAGGCTAAGATATGAACCAAGAATGGGGATGAGTTGAACATAATCTTCAATGCCGGCATTCTTGAACCCCGGAATTTTGTTTAATTGACCAGCTAGTATGCCAATACCGCGAATAACATCTGCAATGTAAATAGCCGTGTTCTGCATTGCAGTTGCTAGGTTATCGACTGAATCTTGATCGCCTAAATTTTTAAGTGCATCGATTAAACCTGTACCGATAATCTCAGAAGCATTAGCAGATGCAACTGCTAACTTATCGATTGAGCCCTGAAATGTATTCGCAGCTTGTGTTGCTGCTCCTTTAAATGTTGTTTCAAGTTGCCCAATGATATCTTCAAACTTGCCAGCTTTAAGATCTGCCTTTGAGATGCCTACGCCTAAACGAGACAATGCAGCGTTATTGCCTAGGTATGCACGACTCAATGCTCCTGTTACAGAACCTAAATCCTTGCCAGTTGCAGCACTTATGTCTAATGAAAGATTAAGAAGTCTTTGTGCTTCACTAGTATTCTGTGTCGCGACCGCTAGTGTCTGATACGCGGGTCTCAACTTGTCATCGAGAATGCCGAACTCGCTTTGTAGTCTCTGGATGTAATCCTCAGAAGATGCTGCATCTCGACCAAGTCCAACATTCTTAAGAGCTAGGGCTAATTGCTTTTGTGCTTTCTCATCTTCTGCTGCTGCCTTAACTGCTTTTTTACCATAAGCAAGAATCTGCTGACCACCAAAAGCCAGACCTAAAGCCCCTGCCAATTTCTTGACATTCTTGCTCATCTTTTCTGTTGCTGTATCAGCTTGTCTAAAAGCCTTCTTGCCAGTAAATTCGGCAGCAATATCAATTTTCACATCTGCTGCCATTAGTTGCCCTTCACTCTCTGTTCAAATTTCATTTTAGAATCTTCAATTGCTTTAACAACTGCTGCGTTAGCCTTGCCTTGATCTTCTGCCCATGCACGAAAGATTGCGCGACCCTTCATCTTACGAGAAGCGCGACCTGCCTGCCCTGTTTCTCTTTGATAAGCATTAACAATAGGTGAAGTGCGACTCATAGCATCGATGAATTGTTGACCAGCGTTAGGGTTATTGCTGACAGATTCGCCTTTAGATCCTGACCGAATTGTCTTTCCAAAATTAGAGTGACTAGGTGCTACTACTTTAACTAATGGAGCTTGAGGTCTGCCCTGTGGATTTAATCGACCAGCAGTTTCATATATAGAGCCAGATGGTGAAGCATTAACGATGCGAGCAAGGGCGCGAAAACCTGAACGATTAGGCTTTGAAGGAGATGTTTTATAGCCAACACCACGCTTGGCTTCAGAAGATGACCAGACTCGATTACCCCAAGTGCCATTACCGCTTTTAGCCCATCCACTTAAAGGCGTGCTAGATGGAATGAACCCACGAGCCTTGACAGTAATCGGCTTAAGAATTGCTGCGATTTCTTTCTGAGTTTCTTTAGCAAGATCAGGTGTAAACTCTCTAAGGGCTTTACGAAGTGCGATTGCGCCTTTTACCTCTGTTGGCATCGCTCACCTCTTTCGCTTCATCCTTGAGCCCCTGCACTAATGCATCGAGCATAGTCTTATCTAGATCTAATAACTGCTGTGGCGCGATTCCCAACCTAATGCTTAGCCTAGCAATTAGGTAGGTGAACGGAAGATCGCGCTTTAAGCTAAAGGGTCTGAATCCTCGACAGTTACTGAGCGTAATGTCTCGATGAAGTCAATCCCGAAAGGCTTAACAGTTTCACCTGACCTGCGTGTTACTTCCCATGCTAACCAATATACATCGCTCTGCTTTTCTTCATCGCGGAACGCTTTATGAAAGCCCTTTTTAGCGTACTGCTCGAATGAGTACTCCACTGCTGGAGTGATCTCGCCTTCTAGTACGCTTCCATCTGTACGAACTATCTTTAGTTTTGCCATGAGCTTGCCCCTTTGTTAGTTTTTTAGAATGTGCCTGAAGTGGCTACTGCAACTGTTGAGTTAGCAGTAAATGTAATCGATTGTGTGGACATGTCAGAAACGCTGCCGTTAATGTCTGTGGTGTTGTTGATCAACAGAGAAACAGTGTATAGAGGGTTGGTTGCAGAAACTGCTGTTCCCTTTTCCTGAAGGAATACACATGTGACTGTTGTTCCCCATGCAGCCTGTAGTGTTGCCAATACATTTGCTGCTGCTGTGTCGTTTAGGAAATCGATTGTTACAGATGATGCTTCCAAGCCCTTAACGAACTTGTGTGCTGTGTCACCCATCGCTGTGACTTCCAATTCGTCAAATGTGCGATTCAGAGTAATACTTGTGACATGGTCTGAAAGATCAACAGAGTTAATCTTCACACCGACTTTGTTATTTAGAAATACAGCCATGAGATTATTCCTCGTCCTTCTTAGTAGTTACTGGCTTTGGTGCTGTTGGTGCTACCTGCCCGATTTTGATCAGGAAGGCTTCGTTTTCTTTTTCCCACTCGGACATTTTAGCTCCAGCTCGTTAGGATTGATACGGACATCTCGCAGCTGAGAAGGTCTCCCGATGCAGCGTTGAGAATACTAGGTGCGCTTATCGCGCTTACATTATAGGTCAAAGATGATGCTGCGAGCTTAGCGAACACGCTACAAACAGTATCTTCTATCCCGTTTAGGTTTCCTTCATTGTCAAAAAGTGGCACTGTCATAACAATCTTAAAGTTAGCCATCGGACTAATGGTGATGTGTTGATTGTTGCTAGGTGTTAAATAAGGATCATCTGGAGAAACAATCACAGAATTAGCAAGGACTGTTGCAGGTGGAAAAGCAAAGGTCTGCCACTTAGCGTTATCGACTAGAGCCGTTGCTAATGTGGTGCGTAGGGTAGTAACTGCAACAGGCATCAGCCCACCATTGAGTTAGGCGATAGCGCGTGAGCGATCAATCCTCGCACCTTAGCGAGAAGCTGTGCGCTCATTCGGTAAGGGCTTGGCTGGAAATCGACAGCATTTGACCCGCTCAAAGTTGCGGTGCGTGCTTGCCAGATTTCAACAGATATCATGAGAGCTGCTTGCTGAATTGCTAAATCTGCTGACCAGTCCACATAAGTGTCTGCTGTGACTGTGCCGAATGGAAGGACTGGGTGCTCTACTGCTGGAGTGTTGTTATTACCAGTAATGTTAAAGGTGATGTTGTAATCGCCTACTCCAGTGAGAGTCTTATTACCATTAAACTTTGAACCGTTGCCGCCAATATTAACAGTCTGACCTACATAGAAAACCTTCTCCACTTTATCCGCAAAGTAAAGAGTCCCCGTTGTTGCTGTGTTGCTATGTGCGATGTTATAGACAACATTAGTCCAGAGCATAGGCAGTAGAACTGCATCTGTTGCATCACAGACTTCTTGCAAGGTGGCATCTGGGTACAGCGTACCGACTCCGAGGGTTGATCGGAGTTCTGCGACTGTGGTTAATGCCATGATTTCCTTTCTAAAGACTCTAGGGAGTCAGAGGGCTACTGACCCCCTAGAGCGACTTAGTAACCTATTAAGTTAGGTTGAACTTACGAACGCCCTTACCTGACTTAGCAAGATAGATTGCTAGGTATCCGTAAAGGTTGATCTCGATCTCGCCTGTTGTCAAAACATTGACACGAAGCTGTGTCTGTGGTGATTCCCAGACATATACTGAAGATGGTGCAACCAAGAACGCTGAGTTATCGATTACGCCAGATGCAGCGATATTGTGATCCACGATTAGGTCTGTGCCTAGTACATTGCCACGAACAGATGTTGCTACTGCATTACCTGCTGCGTTGTATGTTGCGCCTTGAGCTGAGTACAATGCGCGACCTGTTGTGTCTGCGTATCCTGTGATAGCTGCCCACTGGTCAGTTGAAGCAACTAGCTTGTTAGCAAAGTCTCCACCTGTACCCTTGTAAGCTGCTGCGCCTTCTACAGAGATGAATGACTGTAGTCCTGCTGCTGTTGCTGCAGTAGTTGCTGCTGTTGTACCTGAAGCGATGAAAGCGTTTAGAAGTGCTGTATCTGTTGCCTTCTCGTATGCCTTGCGTAGTTCTGTCATCATCAATTCCATGAATGCTGGAGATGAACGATCTACAAGCTCGAATGATACGCGCTGTAGTCCTGAGAACTTATTTACATCTACTGTGTCGTATGCAGATGTCATGCCTGTCTCAGATGGTGCTGAACCTTCGTTTGTGTCTGCAACTGTTGGAGCAGTATCAGCTGAAGATGCGTTTGTGTAAAGGCGTGGAACTGTGAAGCTCATGCCTGAATCAATTAGTGCTGCGCGTGTTGATGCTTCAAATGCTGGACGACCTGTAAAGGTGTCAGTGATGAATGTGTTTAGGTGTGGTGCAAGTGTAAGACCTGTGTTTGTTGATGTTGAATCATCTGCAGCGCGAACGATGCGGCGTGATTCGTCATCGCCTAGAGCTGCCTTAATGTTAGCCTCTAGGTATTGTGCTGAAGTGATTGGTGCTACGCGCTCGCGCACGAATGTAGTTGCTGTTACAACAGTTGGACGAGCAGCTTCAACCGCTGCTGCCTCTACTGGTGCTGCAACTGTCTCTGGAGTATTCTCCACAGCTGTCTCGCTTTCTGTTGGTTGGGTTGGTGCTAGAGGATGTCCTTCGACTTCCTCAGCTGCTACATCGATAACTTGAGCCGACTTAAACGCTGGCTCCGTTACCAAACTTACTTCAAGCAACTTGGCAGCTGATACAAACATCACATTGCCCTTCTGCTTTGACTTAATTACTTCTACGCCTACTGAAAGACCTGACTGCAATCCTTCTTCTGCAAGGATAAGAGCTTCAGATCCACGATTAGATCGTGAGACCTTGAACGATGCATAGATGCCGTCTTCTTGCTCTGTGAATTGTGTTGCCTTGCCTAGTGGTTGGCGTGAGTCATGTTGATTAAGAAGCTTCACAGTCTTAGGATCTTCTGGAAGTGCGATTGCGCCCTTCTCAAATACGACTTTGCCTGCTGAAGTATTACCGACTTCGCCTGTACCTGCTGGCACGATCTTGCCGGAGATTAGTCTTTCTTCAACATTGGCAATTAAGCCAGATGAGAAGTGGATAACTTGATTTTCCATTATTCGATTCCTTCACTGCCGTTAGGTGTTAGGTCTTCCATCTCCATAGCCTGTTCAACTGTGATCAAGCCTAGAGATAACATCTTTTCAATTACTAGCAAGCGCTCCATTGGTTCTGTTGCTAAGAATGATGAGTCCACATCAAAGCGAACAGAGTTACCGCGAGCTGTGATGTCATCCATTGACAAACGATCCTGAATTGCATTTACATACGGTGCAAGGCTCATCGAGAAGAATTGCTTACGCTCGTCTAGAACATTCGCATAAGTCATAGATGAGTTGGCTTCTGCTGAAAGCATGTAAGCGGGAATGTTGCATAAACGAGCAATCTCAGTTGCTAGGAACTGTTGAGCTTCGTCATACATCATGTCTTTTGGTGAGAATGATGTTGGCTGATACTCAAGAGTAGATGTTAAGTATGCAGTTGAGCGATTGTTACGAGCATTCTTCCATGCTGCAAGAAGTCCGGCAATCTCTTTAGGATCTAGGTCTGCGCCATTGTTACGCAATACTCCAGAAGGCATTGGAGTGCTGGCTGCTAATACTGCTGCCTTACGAAGGTCGATTGCAGCTCTAATTGTTTCAGATCCGCGCTCTAAAATGCCTTCATCGAATGATTGAAATGTTACGAGAGATCCGAGACCTGACATCGGAACTGCAACTGCATCGATGTAATACTGAGTCACTGTCATGCCGTAAAGATCTGTAGTGAATGTAACTTTAACATTTGGGATCCATTGGAAGCGAGAAGGTCTGCCATCTTCAGCATAGACTTCTGTTACTTGCCAGTAAGCAACGCCATACATAAGTAATGAATCGACAGTCCACGCCATTGTTACAGAGCGAGGCTGATTAACAGCTGGCTGATCAACCCAGACAGGGTTGCCTAATTCTTCACCTGTTGAGTTACGGTAAAGGTTAAGTGGAAGCCCACCGATAACACCGCTTAAAAGGTTTCGGCATTTTGCAACTGACGGCACAGACATAGCTTCATTGCGTTGAACGCGTGGAAGGATGTAATTGTAAAGAGAGTTAAGATTCTCTCCCATAATAGAAGGGGCATATTGCGCTAAAAGCGATGAACGCTTATCTTCAGAGATTGCTT